CTTGTTTGACTATGACCAGGCATTTTTTGCTAACAACACTAATAGCATTATTAATAAGTACTTGTCGCAAAGGGCTCAATTTAGATTATCAGAAATTATAGATGTTCAGGGCGAGGACGTGCACGTACCGATAAAGACCATGTACTCTGAATCATTCCCAGAGTCTAAGTCGGTAGATAGGTCAGTATCTATCAACCTTAGAGACTTGTTCTATTACTTCGAAGAACAGACTGCCCCACAAATTCTTGCCCCAGGAGTAACGACTAGCTATGCAATATCTCTATTGCTAGACTCTATTGGTTTTTCTAACTACACATTTTACAGTGCCGAAGGCGAAGCAGAATTGGAGATTCCATTTTTCTTCGTACAGCCCGACAGGTCCGTAGCTGAAGTTCTTAATGACATTGCCATATCAACGCAGTCTGCCATGTTCTTTGATGAGTTTAATAACCTATCTATTATGAGTAAGGGCTACATGTTGCCAGATGAATCTGTCAGGTCAACAGACACCATCCTGCGTGGCACTAAAGATTTCAGCCAGTCTGGTGAGCTACAGAACAAGGCTGCATCATCTTCAATTTCTAACATTGAGAACATTGCTTCTCAGCAACGCAATGTCTATAACGATGGTGTTGTGTCATACACCTCAAGGTATATCCAGAGGTCATTTGGTTCTATTAAGCAGGCCAACATGCTAGATCGAGACAAGACCTGGATATACAAGCCAGCTCTTTTGTGGGAGGTGGCACCAACTGAGCAGACCAAGCCCATTAACGATGAGGTAAGCAGCCAGTCAGCCTATGTCCTAGGCGCGATCCCTCTGAACTCTTCATTAACTAGCTCAATCCCCGAGGTAAAGAATAATAAAGTAATTAATAATGTAATGGACCTTGGCGATGGTATATACTGGATCACCAGGTATAATGGTTACTTCTATGCCAATGGGGAAATTATTAAATACGATGCAGTACAGTTCTCCATCCCAGGCCTATCTGCCGTGACCGACGACCCAAACGTAGTGGGGGATAACGTATGGATATCTAGTGTTCAGGAATATTCTAGATACTTTGCGAAGCTACCGTTTAATGGGAAGATGTATCCCACTGGACTGGTAAGGATATACTCAGAGCCGAACCTGGAGATGATAGAGGGATCTACGTTCTTTTCAAATGGACCAGTAGCAAAGCATGGACGCGGGCAGTTTAATACTGAGATTGTAGAACACCAGGCAGGCTTGTCAGAGCACTGGTCAAGCAATGATAACGTTCGTGGATGCAAGATGGACTTCATATACCTGTCCAGCTCAGATATGGATCTGCCAGAGACTGAGATTGGCCCCGCGGGCCTTAACAACGATAGGGCAAAAGATACAACACGTGTTGGAACAATTAAAAACTTTTTAGCATCAAGCTTTATCGAGGAAAATGAAGAAGACTCTAGGTATCCAGCAACGGTACAATCTTCTGCGTTTGTGTTTAACGGATCATCTTTTGCTTTCTCAGATAATCCTCTAGAGCATGTGTCCTATGTGTACAAGCCACTTGAGAATAGGTTCACTCATTTTGGCTCCAGGATGAGGATTATTGGTAAGGTCGAAAATAGTCAAATTAGAGGCCAAAGCCCTGTTGGATCTTTTACCTACTACACTCCATCAGAGACTAGCTCCGAGCAGCCATCTGCGGTAGCTGGTGCTTCTGGCGGTATCGCAGTATGTCTAAACCCAGAAACTAACGTAGGGTATTACTTCGAGCTGGTTGCATTGACAGACTCTAATCTAGAACAATACTCCGATACATCTGTTAACAATATTATGTTTTATAAGATTAAAAAGAATGCTGCTGGAGAAGATGTGGATAAGGCTATCCCCATCCCATTGTGGCAGGGCATCGGTCAAGTTCTGGTAGATGACGGAAAATTCACTGGCCAGTCCAGGATGAGCACCACAGAGACGAACACAGTCTATGATATCGGGGTAGAGTATAAAGATATTGGATCTACCAGAAGATTCTACCTGTACATAAACAACGTAATGATTGCCATTGTTGACGACAGCGACCCGCTTCCAGTTTATAACAACATGGCATTGTTTGTCAGGGGATCCTCTGAGTGCATGTTTGAGAACGTGTATGCCCTTGCCGATACTCAGCACACATCGTCTGACGGCAGCGAGACAACCTCAAGCAATTACTCAACTAACAAAGAGTTTACGGTATTAGATCTAGAGAATAAGGACAGCTACATTACAAAAGACAATGCTGCTATTGGGGCATTTGGGATTGACGAAGTTTCTGCAAATGACTCTTTCCAAAAGTATGCACTAAGCGGTATGATTAAGTCAACATACCTCTCTGGCCTTGGCCCCTCTGGCCCACCAAAGTATGGAATCTACTTTGAAGAGTTCGGCACAATCATGAGGGAGGCAGCCTACTTTAACGTTAGGTACGATAAAGCTTACCCAGCTTTGTATGCGGCATTGTCTCCAACCTTTAATAGAATTAAGGGGTACACCGTTTCAAACTTTTTTGCTAGCTCTTACGGGGCAGAGTTTATGGTATTTAACGCGACTGACTCGGCCCTGACCCTTGACTCTACCAGCGGAAACTACCTGAGAATACAAGGGGTTACGTTTACTCAAGAATCTGTAAATGAGTTGACCGTAGACGATTACTTCAATACAAAAACTGATGAGTCATCCCTAAAGCTTCAGTCTGGAAACGTTGCCTACTCTACAGTAAAATCTAAAGATGATTACTTTGACATAAGGCAGAGCAGGCTCGAGCATGGAAACCAGGCATTCTCCGTAAATGCACCGTATATTCAGAGCCACGATGCGGCCGAAGGGTTGATGGGCTGGATGGTAAATAAAATTATGAAACCTAGCAGATCCGTAGGTGTAGAGATTTTTGCTAACCCAATAGTTCAGCTTGGGGATATCGTGCAGATTGATTACAAGAATTCAGAAGGTTTGGACGAGATAGCTCCTTATGACAGTAGGTTTGTCGTATACAGTATCGAATACAAAAGAGATCCCAGTGGACCATCTATGGTTGCTTACTTAAGTGAGGTATCGTAATGTCAGATAATTTATCAGCAATTCCAGAAACTCCCCTAAGCACNATTGCCGAAGTTATGATGAGGGCGTCTGGTGGTGTCAAGCCAGCTGGCCCAGAGCTGATCATGTTTGAGGAATCCGCTATTCCAGTAGAGGCAATGTCGTCACTAATCTTTGAAAATATTGGTGGCCATGAAATGATTAATATGCTTAGGCATGACACTGTGGACGGCAAGAATGTTAACTATAAACTAGTTTCCAACACCAGCGATATCGCTAAAGCATACAGCCCAACTAACATCGTCCCAACCTCTGGCAGCCTGGCGGAATACTTTAAGAACTTTGCAATTAGGTTAGACATACATCAGCCAGATACTAAGTCAGTTAACAATATAGATAACATATATATTGATAAGATTGTAGACCCTGGGTCATTGGTAATTGAGGTAGCTTCCATGGAAGTAAATGAGCAGATCGAGGTCCAAGTATTGCAGTCTGGAACTTATCTAGATGGTATAATATAGGTTGGAGGAATTTTGATTACTAATAAGGGAAGAAACATTTTGGCCAAGTACTTGATTGGCCAGGCTCCCGCGTACGCTTCTTTTATAGCGTTGGGGGTTGGCAAAGACCCGCTAGCACCTGATGCCCCAGTAGAAGACTACTCTGACCAGACAGATCTAGAGTTTGAGGTATTGCGTGTGCCAATCTCTTCACGTGGATACGTGTACGACGAAGAGGGGCGGGCAAACGTAGTGTTTGTAGGCGAGCTGCCAACAGAGCAGCGGTACGAGTTTTCCGAAATTGGTATTTATTCTGCTAAGTCAAACCCAGTAGCTGGATCTCTAGGAAGTAGAATGATCTATACTTTTTCAGAATCAGAAAACTGGGAGTATCATGACGAGACCGCTGCAGTTGGAATATCCACCTATCTAGAACCGCTGTACTTGGATCAAGCCCAAAACGTTATTGCCGTCACCGATACTGCCTTTAGGACTAGCTCTAACAATGCGCTATTTTCTGCCAGCGATCTAAGGATTGACTCTCAGCAAAGGCCAAGATTCTTGGACAAGGCATTGCTACTAAGAGGCAACATGTCTAAGCTCAACACTGGAGTCAGCGGCCTTGAGCTAGAGCCAAACACAGAGACCGACTACTACTCTTCACACATTCACTATACTGGCTCAACCCCAGACTTAAATAAAAACTCACCCCTTGACGAGCTTAGGCTTGCATTTTCAATTGTAGACAAGCTCGACACTCAGACTGGCTCAATTGATAGCGTAAAGCTTATAGTTGAGTTTGCATCTACAGATGCGGTATCTCCAAACAACTATGCTAGGCTAGAGGTTGACATGAGCGAGGCTGATTATGACTTTGCTAATAATAGATACTATGTTGCAAAACAAAAGCTTGAGGACCTCGCAAAAAGTGCTGGTTTTACCTGGAGTAATGTAAACGTTGTTAAGATCTATGCCTCTGTCTATGAGCAGCCAGAAAACCCAGCAGACCCAGTAGTTCTTTCAGACAACTACTACATCTCACTTGATGGCCTGCGATTTGAAAACTTGACATCTACTAGTCCACTCTACGGACTGACTGGATACTCAGTAGTAAGAACTGCCAATGAAAGAACAATCACTAAAGAGACTAACTCTTCCAACTTGCTAGAGTTTAGATTTGGATTGGACGTACAGTAATGGCAAGTGGACCAAGGAAAGTAAGAGTTACCGCCAAAGACTTACCACCAGTAGTAAAGCTGGCCGAGAATAGTTATGGATATTTAACTCGTCATAGGGTTGTAGCGGAAGACCGAAACCGATTTTCTTCGTGGTCCCCAGTGTCTGGTGTCACCGCCTTTGATATTGATAATGCTGCCCCAATAGTCTCTGGTGACATAACATCAGTTGGCAATTCATTTCTAANAGTTTGGGATGATGCTGTAGATCAGCCTAGCTACGATGTCTTTGTTCGGTGGGACTCTGGGGAGTGGGTTTATCATGGAANATCCCCAATTCACACGTACTCTATAGTTAACAATGTAGCTGCCACCACTCTGGTAGAGGCGGCTATCCAAATCGAGAGCATTAATAAAGAGAGGGCGGACGTATTGACAATCTGTCAAGTTTCTGCTACCATAGGAGCCTAAGGAGAAAAAATGGCAAAAATACCTTTACCAGAACGTGGTCAGCCGCTAGACCTAAGCTATATCTATCAGCTATCGCAAACAGTAAACGATCTTTCAGATGCTATTTCAGCATCGTCAGCAAAATATACATCAGTAGACACNGTGGCNGCTGGCACTCAGCGAATCAGAACATCCGACGCGAGAGTANTCGGAGGGTACGTAACAGTCACCAACAATAGCTCTACGAGCCCTGACGGCGAGGGAACCTTCAGCTATACCTTTAGTGATTTTGCCTACGTACCCATTGTTACTGCAACCCCAATTCTGATTGAGGATGGAACAACAGAGTCTGGNAAGGATATCTCCGTAGTCCTCACAAAGGTAACTGCCAACAGGGTGGAGGGTGTAGTCCGATTTAACACAATTGGTGTTGCGTCGGTTGGGGTCAACCTCCTTGTTGTTGGTATTCCAGTCTAATGATTAGCAGGGAAGAGTACAACTCTTCACCAGTAGTCCCTGGGCATCCCAAAATGTTTTTCTTAAATGGTGACTTGGTGAGGAGCTACCACCTAAACAGATCTAATGGAATAATGTCTGTTTACAATATTACAAAAGATCAAATTGAAAGCTGCCTGATTTCTGATTTTAAAAAGAATCGAGAGAGAGCTTATTCTGTTAAGAAGACCGCTCAGTTGGTCAACAGAAACGTTAAATACCTGCCAGCCCTAATTAATGCTGGGGAGATTCCTCCACCACTAGGGGCCCAAAAGGGCGGNGCGCGTAAGTGGCAGGTCAGGTCGTATTACTCTGAGTCACAGGTGCGTGAAATACGTGGTATACTTGCCACTAAGAACATAGGAAGACCTCGTAAAGACGGGCTTATAAACAATAACACAACTCCTACAACTCAGGAGTTGACAAGGCGTATGGGGGATGGTATACTAACTTATACGAGAACAGAAGATGGTCGGTTCATTCCACTTTGGAGTGAGACCGTATAACAGCAAGAGAGGTATGAGATGGAAAACAGCGACACAAAAGTTACAGTATCACTTGGATACACGCTAAACCTTGGAAACTTTCAGTCACTCAGAATTGATCTGGGCATTGAGGACTCAAAGAAAGACGGAGAGAATATTAACGATGCCTTTAGCAGAGTATATTCGTTTGTCGAGGACAAGCTCACAGAAAAGGTAAAAGAAGCTTCTTCAGAAATGCAGGCATAGCTAATGGCTACCTATAAAGAGAGAATGTCTTTACTGCACAAGTATGCAAAGCTTCACCTGGTAAAGTATGGCTCTAAGCCCACTCACAACCTTAATGCTGAGCAATGGGCAGCAGATCGTCTTGTTGATTCCTACGGACTTGTAGAGTCTTACGATCTGCTAGAGTACTACTTTACTGCCAATGAATCGCCTTCATGGCGTCACTTCGCCTATGAGGCGGGTAGAGTTTATGATGCACTAGACGCACATAGAAAAGATTTGCAAGAGAGAATAGAGAGAAGAAAAATGGCAAGGGAGTGGCTAAATGGATAACGCTGAGTCAAGACTGTTATCTGCAGTATTAAAAGATAAGCAGATCCACACGCTACTACAGGCAAACGTCGACACGTTGATGACTACTCATGGAGATATTTGGGAGTTTATCAAGAAGTATACAGAGAGTAATGGCGAGCTGCCTCCAGAAAAGCTAGTAAGAGAAAAGTTTCCAGACTTCTCCGTAAACCCTGACGTAGGGGCTACAAAGTATCACTTGGAGGAGGTGCAGAGCGAGTACCTCAATAACAGTCTTAAGGAAATCATTCGGTCTGCCGCTTCTGGAGTTCAGGATGGGGAGAATGCGAAGACCCTAGAGGATCTGATTGCAAATACATCAGAGCTTAAAAAGAATACTTCTGTAATTAAAGACATTGATGCAACTGATGTAAAAGATGCTATCGCATATTACGAAGAAGTAAAGCGTAAGACAGAGCTTGGAATTATGGGAATCAAGACTGGCCTGCCAGGATTTGACAACTATCTTCCAGCAGGAATTATGCCTGGCCAGCTTGGAGTCTTCTTGGCATATCCAGGTATTGGTAAGTCATGGCTATCCCTATACTTTGCGGTACAGGCATGGAAGCAGGGCAAGTCACCTCTGATCGTAAGCCTTGAGATGTCAGAGACCGAAGTTCGTAACAGAACCTATACTATTATGGGCGAAGGATACTGGTCTCACCGCAAGCTAAGCAGCGGAGATATCAGCATGGATGAGCTTAAGAGGTGGCACGATGGCCACGTATCTGGTAAGCCACCGTTTAGGATTGTTTCTAATGATACAGGTGGGGATATTACTCCATCTGTATTGCGTGGTAAGATCGATCAGTACAAGCCAGACTTTGTTATCGTTGACTACCTACAGCTGATGAGTCCCAACCAAAAGGCAGACAATGAAACTGTGAGGATGAAGAATCTTTCCCGTGAGCTAAAGCTTATGGCTATCTCTCTGGAAGTTCCTATCATTGCAATCTCCTCAGCGACCCCAGACGACGTCACAAAGCTAGATACTGTGCCAACCCTAGGCCAGACCGCTTGGAGCCGCCAGATCGCCTACGACGCGGACTGGGTGATGGCTCTTGGTCGTGGTAGCAATAGCGATGTCATGGAGTGTGTATTTAGGAAGAATCGTAACGGATTTATGGGCGAGTTTATGGTCCAGGTAGACTTTGATAAGGGGCATTATGTTTATAAGGATATGGAAGACTTTAGCAACTAATCCCTTATAATATATCTATGCAAAACTTACTAGATCTTCCAGTCAGAGAGTTTCCACTTAGCGGGGTAATCCTTGATGACTCTGACATGTGGAGACTCAAGAAAGAGTATGCAGTATTGCTAGGCATACAGATGAGGAATTCTGGATATGTGCCAAGGCTTGACAAGACGCCACAGTTTAGATTAGAATATAATAGTAGAAACCACAGCTACAGCTTTTTGCTTGTAGCATACGGGGTATATGTTGGAGAGAGAGAATGCGAATGGATGTACGGGGTAGACGAAGAGGGTCCGATACCTATACCGCAGAGCAGGTCAAGCGAGTCTTGCTCGGAAGCGGTATAAGTATTGAGTCTGAGGTAGACTCTGACTATATTATTTACTGCCCTTTCCATGGCAACAGCAGGACGCCAGCTGGAGAAGTGGATAAAAAGACTGGGCTGTTCTTTTGCTTTTCCTGTCAGTACGTTACCGATCTCCCAGACCTAGTAACCACACAAAGTGGTAGAACTTATTTTCAATCTATTAGATTCATTAAGTCTAATGAATTAGACATAGATCTGGGGGTACAGGTAGAGGAAAGCTTAAAGCAAAAAGAACTGTATACTCAGTATCCCCAGGAAGACGTTACTAGGCTGCACGAGGCTGCAGTGGCTTCTGAGAGGGCAATCTCATACTACAGCGGAAGAAGTATATCCAAGGAGTCTATCGCAAGGTTTGAGCTAGGATATTCCGAAAAGAGAGACATGGTTACTATACCCGTACACTCTCCAGACGGCCTTCTCCTTGGGTTTGTGGGGCGATCTGTTGANGGGAAAGACTTTAAGAACACTCCAGGGCTGCCAAAAGCTAAGACTTTATTTAATCTAAATAGGGTAAAGAACTCCAGAACCGTCTATGTGGTAGAGTCATCTTTTGATGCAATCAGGCTAGATCAATGCGGCTTCGCCGCCGTTGCCACTCTGGGATCTAATGTTTCTAATTTTCAAATAGACTTGCTAAAGAAGTACTTCAATGATATAATTGTTATTGCAGATAACGACCAGGCAGGCGGTACGATGGCTAAGAAGCTTAAAGAAAAGCTCAGCTCTCGTATCTCTATCTTGTCTCTAGATGCAAAATATAAAGATGTTGGGGACATGGATGACGAAGCAATCAAGGCCTTGAGCTTTGACTTTGACAAGTCCATATCCTCAATGCTACAATAAAAAATACAAACAAAGTATAAACAAAGTATAAGGAGAAATATATGAGTGTAGTAAAAGGGCTAGCTAATATCAACGCATTGGTTGATAAGCCTAAGTATGATAGCGATAAGCCACGAGTACGCTGGCTTAAGCTCACCGATGGACAGTCTGTAAAGATTCGTTTTGTCGAAGAGTTGGATGAAGATTCACCCAACTACGCTGAGGGCCGTGGCCTCTCTCTTGTTGTCAAAGAACACACCAATCCAAAGGACTACCGCCGCAAGGCAGTAGACACCATGGAGTCAGAAGGTCGTGACTGGGCAGAAGAGATGCACCGCAAAGATCCAAAGGCAGGATGGCGTGGCCGTCTTCGTTTCTACTGTAACGTCCTAGTTGACGACGGTATCGAAGAGCCATACGTTGCCATCTGGTCAATGGGTGTTAGCAAGCAGTCAGCATTCAACACTATTCGAGAGTACGCCATTGAGACTGGAAGCATTTCCAATATCAACTGGAAGCTCAAGCGTAGCGGTTCAGGGACAGAGACCAGCTACACACTGATCCCTTCGGCTCCTGACAGTGAGCCATATGACTGGAGCAAGGTAGAGCCATTTGACATCGANTTGGCACTCAACCACGTTCCTTATGCCGAGCAGGAAGCATATTACCTCGGCTTTGATACCCCATCTGCTGCTACCGTTTCTAACGTGGAGTGGTAAGGTAAGATGGGTTACGTTGGTTTACATGTTCACACTCACTACTCACTCTTTGACGGTATTGCTACCCCACAAGAGTACGTAAACAGGGCTGTAGAGCTTGGTATGTCCGCTTTGGCGATCACAGACCACGGCTCTTTATCGGGACATCGGGAAATGTACAGGGCGGCCCGTGAGCAGAACATTAAACCAATACTTGGTGTGGAGGGCTATATAACTGAAGACAGGTTTGACCAAAGGGATAGGGACGCCAGGGAAGGCCCCCTAGACCTTGTCTACAACCATATAGTCCTCCTCGCCAAGAACCAAAGGGGTCTAGAAAATCTCAATAAGCTAAACGAGATTGGCTGGACCGAGGGCTTCTACAAGAAGCCAAGAATTGATTACAAGGTCCTAGAGAAGTACAAAGAGGGCATCATTGTAACCTCTGGATGTCTGAGCGGAACTGTTGCCAAGGCAATTGAGTCTGGAGAGATTGCAGAAGCTAAGCGTCAGATTGAATGGCACAAGTCTGTCTTTGGCGATGACTATTACATCGAAGTAATGCCACACAACCCTGCCGAGATTAACCACCAGCTGCTGGCCTTGGCGGATGAGTTCGGGGTAAAGCCAGTGATCACTCCTGACTGCCACCACGCACATACTGGACAAAAAGATATCCAGGAACTTAAGCTAATTCTTAATACTTATAGCAATAAGATTCAGAAAGATTCAACCTACGAAGGATCCAAGAAGCACGAGACATTGAAAGATAAGCTTAACTATCTTTATGGCAAGCGAGACATTACGTTTGATAATTTTGATATTCACTTGATGTCAGACGAAGAGCTCAGGGCTCAGATGATTTCCCAGGGCATTGATCGAGAAGACATGTACCAGAGCACTAATGAGATTGCAGATAAGGTTCAGGACTATAACCTTAAAGACGGCATGGACCTTCTTCCAGCAGAGTATCAGAACCCAGANCAAGAGCTTACNAACCTTGCAATCGAGGGCCTCAANGCCCGTAACGTATATGAGCTTGATGGATACATGGAGCGACTAGATGAGGAGATGAAGATCATCTCTGACAAAAAGTTTAGCCCATACTTCTTGGTTGTACGTAATATGATTAACTGGGCCAAGAAAGAGGGAATTCAGGTGGGCCCTGGACGAGGCTCCTCTGCTGGCTCATTGCTATGTTATGCCCTTGGGATTACCGATATTGACCCAATCAAGCACGGTCTTCTATTCTTTAGGTTTATTAACCCAGAGCGTAATGACTTCCCAGATATCGACACTGACATTCAGGACACACGTCGTGAAGAGGTAAAGGATTATCTTGTTAGNCAGTATCGTCACGTTGCTTCTATCGCAACCTTCCTGGAGTTCAAGGATAAGGGTGTCATTAGAGACATCGCCAGAGTTCTCAATATCCCCCTTGCAGATGTTAACAAGGTCAGCAAGCTGTTTGATACCTGGGATGAATACTGTAACTCTAAATCAACCAGAGAGTTCCGTGAGAAGTATCCAGAGATTGAGAAGTATGGAGATCAGCTACGTGGTAGAATCCGTGGTACTGGAATCCACGCCGCAGGTGTTGTGACCAGCAAGACTCCTATCTTCCGCCACGCGCCCATGGAGACTAGGAACTCTCCAGGCTCAGGCGGTAGAATTCCAGTGGTAGCGGTTGACATGCAAGAGGCTGAGCGTATTGGTCTAATTAAGATTGATGCCCTGGGTCTAAAGACGCTCTCTGTTCTTAAGGATGCACTTGATGTCATTAATACAAGGCACCGTAAAAATATAGATCTGCTGTCGATTGATATGGAAGACTCCAAGGTCTACGAGATGCTGTCGAGCGGATTTACCAAGGGTGTGTTTCAATGTGAAGCGACACCATATACAAACTTGCTAGTCAAGATGGGGGTTAAAAACTTTGCAGAGCTTGCGGCTTCTAACGCTTTGGTCCGACCAGGTGCTGCCAACACTATTGGTAAAGACTACATTGCTCGTAAGCATGGTAAGCAAAACATTGCATATCACCACCAGGTAATGAAGGCATTTACGCAAGAGACCTACGGATGTATTCTATATCAAGAGCAGGTTATGCAGGCTTGTACAGAGTTGGGCGGCATGACGATGGCAGAGGCAGACAAGGTACGTAAGATTATTGGAAAGAAGAAAGATGCTAAAGAATTTGACGTATTTAAGGATAAGTTTGTTAAGGGGGCTTCTCGCTTTCTTGCACCTAATACTGCGAAGGACCTCTGGTCTGACTTTGAGGCTCACGCAGGCTACTCATTTAATAAGTCTCACGCTATCGCGTATTCAACCCTATCGTACTGGACAGCATGGCTCAAGACGTACTACCCTATAGAGTTTATGTTCTCTATTCTAAAGAATGAGAAAGACAAGGATGCCCGAACCGAGTACCTGATCGAGGCCAAGCGCATGGGCATTCCCATTAGGCTTCCACACGTAAATGATTCAGATGCTGACTTTAAGATCGAGGGCAAGGGAATTCGCTTCGGGCTAAACTCCATCAAGTACATTTCCGATAACGCTGCTAAGGTTATAATGGAGTCTAGGCCATTCGCCTCATACNCAGAGCTGACNGAAGTGTTCAACAAGAAGGGCAACGGCGTGACCAAGCGTCAGCTAGAGGCCCTCAGAATTATCGGTGCGGCAACTTTTCCAGACAACCCAAGGGCCGAAGAGGAAATTAGATCAAGCCTGTACGACTATCTAAACCTGCCAGAATTTAACATTACTGTGCCATCGCATTACCATGCATTTATGAATACAGTAGATGAGTTCGAAGAGAAAGGCTCGTTCCTCTTGATGGGCATGGTTAAGAGTATCAAGCGTGGAAAGGGGTGGTCTCGAGTGGAGATCCTAGATAAGACTGGATCCGTAGGAATCTTCGACGAAGAGCAAACTACTATCGAGTCTGGTAAGACCTACATACTACTTGCAAGCGATAACCGCATTGTTACGGCAATCCCAGGGGATGAAGCCAGAAAGTCAGATGCAGCAATCATCAAGTTCTTAAACTATAAACAACTACCGTTTGGCGATGAGGAACAGTATGTGGTATCCTTTAAGCCGAGAGTAACAAAGGCGGGAAAGAAGATGGCGACATTGACTGTTGCAGACACGAGTAGAGACTTACACTCAGTTCTGGTATTCCCCACCACCTTTGCTAAAGCATACATGAAGATTCAGGAGGGGAGCTCTTATAAGTTCTCCTTTGGAAAAACAAAAGATGGAACAACAATATTGGAGGATATACTATGAGCGGACCGCTATCATTTGATGGACACGCACGAGAAGTACATAAGAATGCTGTAGCCAAGGGTTTTTGGCCAGATCAAGTAGACGATATTTTTATTGCTAAGCAATGCATGATGATCGTTTCAGAGGTAACAGAGCTTATGGAGGCTATTCGTAAGGACCGTGGGAAGGAAGAGGTGGCCCACGAGACAGCAGATGTCCTAATTAGGACATTAGACCTATGGCAGGGGCTGCTAGACAATGGCTATGTAGAGGGATCTCTGCAGGCAACATTTAATAATAAAACCGAAAGCAATAAGAGCAGACCAGAAAGGCACGGTGTTAGGTTTTGACAGTAACAGTAGAAGAGGCATTAGCAAAGCTAAA